ACGAAAAAGCAATCATAGGATTTATATCATTCTTTTTAATGATGTGTTTCGGTATTACCGATTTAGTCACAGCATTGGTATGGGATATTGACTTAAAGGTTTCTGAAACAATATATACATCTTTTGTTGTAGTAACATTAGGTGCATTTGGTATATCAGAAGCTGGTAAAGCTTTCGGTAAATAATAATTTAAGGATTAAAAATGGCTGAAGAAGAAAAACCAAAAAAGCCGGGACCAGGTAAAACAGAATTTGCCAAATTAATTGAGGTAATGGAGTCGAACAATAAATCGACTGCCAAAATTGAGATTGATGGTCGTAATACAAGGCGTCATCTATTAGAGATGAAAAACATGCAAAAAGTCATGACTGACTTACAACAGCGTACGTTATTTGGTTTTCAAAATTTTCAGGACATGATTGATGGCCAAAGCCTTCAAGGGTTAGAAAATAACCTTGAGCAAAAATCTATATTCCAAGACATTAGAGAATCATTAAAAAATATAGAAAGAAATACAGCTATGTCCAGTGTTGGTGGTAAGGGCGGAGGAGGATTTGGTAGAGGAGCTCTCCTTGGTGGAATAGGTGGTGCCTTAATAGGAGCAGGAGCAGGTATAGCTGCTCTAGGAATAGCCATTCCAGCTTTCTTCGGTGGTCTACAAGCAGGTGAATATGGCTTAGAAGCTTTAAATGCCGATTTTAAATTCGATAATATTAAAAGAGCTGCTATAGGTTTTTCTGATATAATTACTTCTATTCCAAAAGAGGGTCTAATAGCTCTTGCAGGATTAATGGGTATCGCTGCCTTTGGCGGTATAAAAGGTAACGCAACTGGAACAGCATTAGGTTTCTCACTATTAGGTGCCGCGATTCCTGGTTTCTTTGGTGGTTTTGCATTAGGTGATTCTCTCTTGGGTGCAGGCGCGAATGCTGGATATTTGGATTTAGATTTTCCGGCCGTGAAGAAGGCCGTGCAAGGTTTTGCTAGTGTAATAAGTGGATTTCCAATGGATATGGACGGTGCTAAAATAGCTGGTATTTTAGCTATAGGAGTTGGTCTAGGAGCAACCAAAGGAGTTACTGGTGCACTAGGTGTAGCTGCAGGAATGACTGCCATAGGTGCTGGAATATCTGGGTTCTTTGCCGGTTTTGCTTTAGGAGACTTTGCCATTAGTCAAATGAATGTTGATTACAAAGCTGTAAAGGAGTCAATAGTTGCTTTTGGAGAAACTATAAACCTACTTGATGGTGAGGCTGAAGCAAAATTAGTTGCTTTATTAACAGGAACTGGTTTGGTTGCAACATTAACCAAATTTGGTACCCAAGCAAAAATTACTGCAGGTATGAGTTTAGTTGGTGCCGCCATTGGTGGTTTCTTTACTGGGTTTTCAGCTCTGACTTCATTAGGTGGAGCATTAGGTGTTAATGGTAAAAATACAAAAGACCTTTTAACAAACTTCGGCGAAGGAATGCAAGCCCTAGATGAAAAAACATTTGCTGGAATAGCTGCAATGATGGGTGTTGCTGGTATTGCAGCTTTATTTGGCCCAGTTGGTGCAGGAGTTACTGCATTGGGTGGTGGCATTTTAGCTATTTTAGGTGCTTCTATTGCTGGATTTATTCTTGCATTCGCTACAGTTACTAAAATTGGCTCAGTATTAGGAGTCAATGGTAGTTCATCAAAAATGTTAATGACAAATATAGCTGATGGCATTAACGCATTAGGTAATCTCAATGTTAATGGTTTAGAGATGATGTCATTAGGCGTAGGTCTGGGCGCTCTAGCAACTGGTATTGTAGCTTTCTTAACATTGGAAGGTGTTGGTGGCATTGGTAGTAGACTCCTTGGTGGTGTTACTAATGCCATGGATTTGGTTTCAAGTGGTTTTGGATTATTTGGAACAAATGAAAAAGGACAAAGCATATTTGAAAAAATAGCAGAAGATGTTCAACCTCTTATTAAGCTAAACAACAGTAAGGGAATGGAAGAATTTAACGACCTTGCTGAAAACATTGTATCATTGTCTTTACTAGATTCATCAGGACTTGATTCAACAGCAAAGGCATTTGAAAGATTTGGCGACTCTGTTATGAATACAGCAGAACAAGTAAACTTTGCATTAAATGGTGGTACTATGGGTCAATTGGCCTTTAGTGGTATGACAAATGATATTGAAAATGCAACAGTTGGTCTAGAAAGACTAAGAGATTCATTAGATATGAGTACTGATGGTTTTACTATGTCAGCATCTAGTCCAATGGTTGGTCTGTCTGTAGGTAATATGTCAGTAGAAAATGCCCTATTAAAGATGGCTGATGCATCACCAAGTAATAATACGAATGTGGTTCAAAAAGGTGGGGATAATGTTAAGGGTGGAGATACAGTAATTCTTAATCAAAGTCACAATCCAGTTACTTCTTCACTTCATCACCCCAGATAAAAAAAAGGGGTACCTCAGTACCCCTCCGAAAAAAAATCTCTCAGATTTTAATTTTCTTTGGCTAATTTAGCAAAATAACTTAATGTATCATCTTCTGCTTCTTCCTGTACAGGTTGGCCAAAGGTTTCTGCTGATGCAGTCTCCATTGCTGACCCAGCTTCTGTCATACCAGGTGCGTCTGCAGTAGGTGTAACATTTGCAAATGGGTCTGTTTCAACCATTCCAGCATCGACTCCTAATACTCTATTTAATTTAGATTTTAGTTCGTCGTATGTTTTATAATTACTAGGGTCTAAAAAGTCCTGTAAATTATGAAGTTGACCATAAGTCTCTTCTAGTCTTGCTTCATCGCCTTCGTATAAGGAACTCGGTGTGGCAAATTCTGATTTATCATAGTTTACCCAGCCTTCGACTTTTCTGATTTTAATCTTAAAGTCTGCGCCTTCCCAGAAGTCATAAGGATTAATAGGTGATTCATCTTCAAAAGCAGGTTGCATAGCTTCCATGATTTTGTCAAAGATTTTCTTACCAAACTTGTACAGTTTGACCTTTCCTTCATTTTCTGGATTGCTTGGGTCAGATACGATTAAAACATTACTCACATAATGTAATCTTCTTTTTCTATCCCTAGCGATTTGCTTATCCTCATCTCTTCCAGAGTTCCATAGTAAAGAGTTTGACTCCGATACTGGGTCCTGCTGTCCAATAGAAGTTAAGGAGTTTTCGATATACCATAGTCCAGTAGAACCTTTGAAACCGTGGTCCCAATATCTTACCCATGGTAAATCTTCACCTTCCTTAGCCGGCAAAAATCTGATTACGGCGTAACCATTTCCTGCTTTATCTCTGGTAGGTTTCCAAAGTCTGTCATCATCATATGAATTAGCCTCTGGTTTTGTGGATACAGCTTCTGCTGCTTTAACGAGTTTATCGATTGATGAGCCTCGTGTGCTCTTTAAATTTGCGAATGACATTGTATTTTTTCTCCGTTGTATTTGCATTGTATTACGACTCTAATATAGCCGTTTCTATTGTATGTCACTTTATTCATAATATATAGTTATATTATACCACATTATATGGTATTTGTAAACCCTTTTTGTAATAAACCTTTAAATTTAATTACATCAAAGCTTACGAAGGGCGTATACTTTTCTATTTTCCTTTTTATATCAGGCCAAATTAATGTGTCCGATATTTTCTTGGACTCTCTAGGTATAAACCCTAATATGGAATTCAGAATAACAATAGTTTCTAAACTAATCTCTTCTTGCATCCACAGTTGTATTATTAATGGGTGTTGACCATCATCGGATTCAAACAATCCGTCAAAGTTAACTTCATTAATATCACTTAGTTTATTTATATCATTTTGAAACACACGCGTTAGCGATTCAAGTGTTTTTCTATGATTTAAATAATTCTTTTCTCCCACTTCATTAACCATTTCTCCTACATAGGAAACATCGTTTTTAAAGTTGGCCACATAATATCCTTTTAAATCTTTTTCATGGGCCTTTGCTATCTTTGCAAAAAAGTATTTATCTTTTCTATTTAAAAAAGATTTAGCAGAGGCATTGGTTTTAAAGTTATATTTTAAAGCATCGTAATCAGTTTCAAAATGTAGCTTTAAAGCATTATATAATCTGTATGATTCAAATGGGTCTATCATTAATAATCTATTCCTTTAAATGCGACTCGTTCTCCATTAATATCATATGCACAACCTTCGCACCATTCTAGGTCTCCGTGATTACATTCCATATCCTGAAGTTTTCTTTTCGCTTCTTTTTTTTCTTTAGAGATGGTCATGGCTTTTACCCAGCCATCTGAATTCTCTTGCCATTGTTTATCGTTGGTCACAGAGGTAATGTGTTTGTTCTTTCGCCTTTAATTAGATTTAACCTAGAGGCCTCGTCTTCGATTTTAGCTTTGAGTGATGGTGTTAATAACCTTTTTAAGTTAGAGTAATCCATTCCTCTCTCCTCAATAATGATACACGCGGCGTCTATGTAAGAGATACCATGTTTTGTAGCGACTAGTTTCTCTACAGCCATAGAGAACCTTTTCTTGGTCATTATCTTACCTTCTATTTCAACCGACAAAGTCATCGCCAACCTCAAATGAACAGCCAGTTAAACCACCAGCTTGTAATGCTTGTAATGTTCTTAATACTTCTTTTGCACTTCTGCCAGTATCAAGAGCATTAACTGAAATGTGTTGTATGGTTCTATATTTGTCGAATATAAAAGTTGCCCTTAAACAAACAGGTTCAGCTTCTGCGACGATACCTAATTCATGTGATAAATTTAATCCACAATCAGCAGCAAGTGTATGATTAATATTACCTATTAATTCATTCTCTTTTTTCCAAGCCAATTTACAGAATTCATTATCTCCACTAATACCAATCACATTCGCATGTGGAACTAAACAGTCCATACCTGCAATTTCTGTTGGGCATATAAAGGTAAAATCCTTTGGGTAAAAATAAACCACAGACCAATCATGTTTCATTGGCGTATAGTTTTCTTCTACATCTACTCTCACAAATTCGTTTTTATCATTGATTCCTGCAAGTGAGAATGCAGGAAACTTTTCTCCAATTCCTATCATTAGAAAGTCCTCATTAATATACAGTCAGAGTTAATTCTGCCTGTGGGTTTAGTTATTTTAGTTGTAATTGTTTCCCAAAGCTTTTCAATTTGCTTCTCAGTCTTATTTAAAATCATTGGTAACATTTCATCAGGTTTTCGTAGTGTAGCTGCTCTACTGGTTTTATCAAAGTTCTTTATTGATGTACCAGATATAACGAATCCGTCAATGGCCGTGGTTGTATATTCCATAAGCTTTCTTTGTTTCTTATTATAAACAAATAACTTGTGTTTACCCGGTATCATAATTGGATTAATTGAAGTTAGCTTTGCGTCAATGTCTTCAGCACAATACTGGAGCCTTGCCACTTGAGCATCTGATGATTTGGTTTTTCTTGTGCGTGGAGTTTTTAAAGCCTTAAATGATAACCTTAATCTATCTAAATCCTCATATACTTCCTCGAACTGTTTTAAAATTTTTCTTTTTTCACCTTTAGTGTATTGACTGTAAGCTTCTACACATTGGGAACATGATTTATCATATGCGGCCTTAATGTTATCATACTCAGCGTCTAGTAAAGCTTTAAACATGTTTATTGCGTTACCCTTTAACCCGTGCATCTTCCATCTGTTATAGGCAGAGAACTTTTGTGTATAATTACCTTCAAGCCAACCTTCTACAATTTCAGTATCCCAATCATGATAAATGGTATCCAATACTTTTCTTCTTGTTCTTTCTGCAGGTGATATAACAACCACAGTTTTCTTTTGTGCGTCTTCAACCTTTTTTAATTTTAAGGCAATTTTGTATTGTTCATTTATAAACTTTTTAATATTATCAAGTTGTTCATCTGAATAAACCCAGCCTCTGTAGTAGAGCTTAATGAGTTTATTAACGGACATAAACCTGTAGTCTTTTTGCCTTTTAAGTACTTGAACTTTCTTTTTATCAAACCCACAACAATCAATTGCAAACTGATATGTGCTTGGCATATAATCTTTTGTTTTATAAAAATAATTATACCACCCTGCAGCCTTTGTCCAGTTTCTATCCGTGAACTCTGACTCCTCAGTAAATATTGGTTCTGGTCCTAGATACTTATCATCTAAACTTGGACCTCTTTTTCTTTTTTTATTAATCGCCATATTTCTCCTTATATATTCTATATATTATACCATACTTTTTATTGTTTGTAAAGTGACCAGGCCTCCGCGGGTGATAAGGAGTTGCGTTGATGAGGCCTGGTCGAACTGTTTATGTTAATAGGACAAAATTCTCCGCTGCATTCTCAGCATATATCTCTGCCTTACCTGGTAAGGGCATTCTTTCCATTAGTGTTCCATCAATAAATTTTTCTACACACCAAACGCCATCGTTTCTCATGGTAACAGTTGCCATTCTTTTTTCTCCAGCAATTTCGTTTTTGTATGTGTGATATCTGCTATAGGTATGCTCTCTTTCGCCACCTAGTAATTTATCTATTTTGTTCTCTAGATCATCTAGTTTGCTTAGTACATCATCTATATTATTATAACTCATTTTATTCTCCATTCTCCTGTTTTCTTTCCCAAGGTAATCGGATAGTTTTACCTTGTCGTTGTTCCTCAGCGCAATGCATTGACATATATGCAAACATTCCCGCCAAAAATACAATTATTAAATTAATTATTAAATCAAACATAATATTTTCCTCAATTCCTTCTCATTTTGCTGATGTCTTCAGCTTCTTGTTGTGAAATAACTGGAACGGCATTTGATTTATGCATTGTCGCAATACCTTTTACCAGAGTACCAGTGTATTTCATTGTTTCTTTTTTTGAAGTATCGCATGATGGATACTTACCAGTTTTCATATATTCTTCCATTAAGGAGTTATATTGAACTTCCTGTCTTGCTCTTATTTTCTTTATTTGAGTTTTACTGGTAGGTATAAATTCCATCGGCTTTCTTTTTACTCTATTAGCCGCATGATTTTTTCTTTTCCTACCAGTTGGGTCATATCGCAATGACCCCATATAAAAACCAGTTACAGCCATTATTTTGGCCCACCATTATGACCAATCATTGATTGCTCTTTTAGTTTTTCTCTCCATGCGAGGAAATGTATTGCTACTTCTTTTGTTGAATGAGTTAAAGTACTCACTGGACTTCTTTTAGTTTTTTTCATAATATATCCTTATCAGTTAATGGTACCATTATACCACATCTAGGTCTCAATGTAAACACTTTTTTTTAATTATTTTGTGTATACGCGCTTATTAGGTCTAAACCCTTTAATTCATATTCTGTGAATAAGAAGGTTTCGCCGTTAGATAAAGTTCTTTCAACAAGGCCATTATTATATTCCTTATCAATAACTCTTTTACCATCTTCGGTATCTTGTGGTCTACTGTCGTACCACATTGAACTTAAGCTATGCGAGTGTAATGATTTAACACCTTTTGCCCAATCCTCAGCTTGTATTTTAAGTCTTTGCTGTTCGACTCTTTCATCATATTGTGTCATGTGTTATCTCCGTCTCTATATTCTACACTATGTTTCATAAACTGTTTGTCTGCTTTTCTTTGGAATGATTTTTCTATTTGCATATCAAACCATCTTCGTAACCATTGTCTTAATTTACCCATATAGTTTATTCTCTACAATTTCTTTAACTTTCTTCTCACTATACCATAACCCGGAAAACATTTCCTCTGTTCCGTCTGTCCATTGTACATAGTATCTTTTATATCCGTATGGTCTGTCTGAAAAGATTCTAACCCCTTCGTATGCTGCTACTAATATTCTCATTAATAGTCACCATCTGCCATTTTATTGGCATTATATGCATCCATGTAAGATGTGCCTTCTAAAAATCTTGCAGTATCTTTATCTGAATAATACATGTTTTCAGGTCTGTTTAAATCAAGTGAACCACTTTTAAGGTGTTCAGCTTTTTTCATCTGTTTTGTTAACTTATTATAATTAACTCTAGGTTTACTGTAAACTTTTTTCACAGTTTTTTCAAATTCCATTTTTTCTTTTTCCTCTTTAAGGATGGCTTTTAATTCCTCTAAGGGCGTTTTACTTTTTACAGCGTTTTCTTCTTTATCGTACATTATCTAACTCCTTCGTAAAAATAATCATATTCACCAATGAAGTCCATAACCTCATCAATAACTTTGTTTTTAAAGCCTAGTTTAAATAGCAAGTTTTGTCTGAATGACAGTTTGATATTTAAAGGCACTCGTGTTGCTATATGCTCAAATTGCATTATCATAGTATTTCCCCTTCAATTAAATTTGTATCATCAAAGCCACCACCGAATGGTGTTGACTGTAAATTAATTATTGTACATTGATTATCGTACATTTTTCTTTGTTTGCCTTGAATATATCCAGCAAGAGATTTTGCCTTTTTGGCATCTTCTGCATAGATATAGGCCTCAGTTGTAATTAGATATCTTTCCATTATCTGCAAGCCTCCTCGAATCTTTTTTCTACAAGACGATCGATAACAACATCTCTGTCTGCCATCGCAACTCTTTGGTCCCAAGATTCTGAAATACCAGGTTTCATTCCACCCACTAATTCTCTTAGAATATTACTTGTATTCATTGACTCAACATCAGCTAGGATACCCTCTCTGATTCCATCGTTTATTAAATTACTCATTACACTGCCTCCAATATTGTTAATGGGCATTTGTAAAGGTCGCCATCGATCCTTACAGTAGCATTTTTGATTTGAATGTGGTGGATAACACCTTCCAAAGTTCTGCCTTTAGAAGCGATTGTGACTTTATCGCCGATAGAGAATTTAGCTCTAGCTGCTCTAGCCAATTCATTTCTCAAGAAAGCTCTTTTGATTTTTAGAGCATCAATAACAGCATTCATATCTTGCATGTTATCGATTTCATTGATTTGGTTAATTATTTTTCTCATTTTTACTCCTTATTATTTAAATGATGTGTATATTATACTCTATTTTGGGCCATTTGTAAACACGCTATGTTAAAAGTAACACAAAAGTAACACAAATGTAACATGCCTGTAACAAAACTTTTATTTGTCATAATAACTCCTTACAATATACACGCGAATGTACGCTATAACCGTTAGATTAGCTGATATTAATACACTTAATGTAACTGGGTCTGTTATTTCCATGACGGATATGAATAACCATAAGAGTAATAGTTGTGCGGGATAATTGATTAATAATCCACTGAATACAACCATTGCGGTTTCTCTATGTCTTTGTCTGCTTTTCTTACTCATAATATAATAGTGGGTTTAAGTGGTATTTCAACTCTCGGATGTTACCCCGGTTCTTTACAGCGTGTCCTTCTAGTGAGGCCTTACCTCAATTTTATCTAGGTGCATAGCTCGGCACCATAAGGTCACTCGTTTTCCGTATTATCCCAAGGCACTCCTTCCAATTTCTAATACTTCATTGTTTACTTTATGTAATAACCTCAATACCATATATCACGTCTTAATTGATTTTAAACCCGTCGGCGATGCCATTCTGAGAAACGATTCACTATTTAAAGTCTTGCGCATTACAACTCTTTCGTGGACTCGGAGCCAATCTCCAATCATCTACAGTTATTACCAGTAATTTCGTAGGACTTCACAACAACCAACCAACTACAGTCCTTCCTCGTTTCCTGATGTGTATATTATACCACAACTAGGTGTCAATGTAAACACGCTAGATGAAAATAATTCATTTATTTTTTAATACAGTTTCTTTCTGCTCCACGCCATACATTGTAGTTATTACCTACAACCATTGCCATCATCAAATTAATATTATTAATGTCCTCTGATTCGAAAGCCTGTCGTTTTATATCAGATTCGATTGCAGGCCAGAGAACAACTGCTTTAAGAAAGAACATTTTTGGCACTGATGGTCTTTCCCCAACAATTGGATTCATTTCATAAACACAATTGTATTTAAGTCCACGATATGTGGTATAGATGTCTGCAAGTTGTAGTGTGGTAAATGTAATCCACTGCTTAGTTGAGATTGGTTCAATTAACGATGGGACTATAAATTGTGACCTTTTCGGATTTTCCTTTAACAAGGATTCTATCGACTTCAG